CCCCCTTCATATGTAGGGATTACCTACATAAACACTTATTGGATATTTTATATAATAAACATACTTGGTTATGTACGAGTAATTTATTCAAATATTGTTGTGTACTAAATATGACAAATCAATAATAAAAATACCTATTTTTGATTTTAGGAGGATATGATTCTACTATACGGAATTGTATTCAAGATACATCGAGTGAAAATACGCGAAATTCAGTTATGTAGAAAACTTATTTTGAATTCTTTGTAATATATCATTGGCATATATACCTGTAGGCTTGTAATTTTTAACGGAGTTATATGCCTTTCCTTTTTCATTCTCCTTTTCCTTATTAATGGTAATTCGGTTACCAGGATTATTTAATAATTGTTCGTTTACATTCAAGATATTACCATTTTCAATAGGTGTATTGGTATCTTTATCTGCTATATTACCATATCCGTCAATAGTTGTACCGGTTTGTTTTTTATATTCTTGTCGCACATATCCGGGTATCCAGTGTGCCCAACTAATAAATACGAGGTTTGGATGAGTATAGCGCACTACAAACTCGTTTTCGCGCAGCTTACGAATAATATAACCAGTACACTCGGATACATCATATCTAGAAACACCAATCATAATTTCGGGAATTAAATACCAAATAAACTGTTCTTTGCCTCTATTTTGATTTGACGTAAGTTTAATTTTATTATGCATACGATTTAATATTTTATTATATAATACTAGTTTATTTTCAGCAATTTCTCTCTTCTTCTCAAATAAATCGTCAAGGTTGATCTTATCTGTTAAATCATTCTCTTCTGACAATGTAAAAATATTCATGTTATTAATTTTGTCTCAGAAAAAAAAAATGAAAGAATACGGTAATGAATATTGTTTATTGACGAATGGATAAAAAATAAAATATTTGATTATTATAAGAAATAAATGGCATTATATGTACTTCACAAAGATATAAAGTTAACTACTATTCTTATACTCATATTAATTGTAAAGGTTATATGGATAATATCAGTATTTAGTCATTTCATAGTAAAAAAATATTATCCGCAATATGAAAGCATCAATAATAATATTGAAAACGTCTCATTTGATATATTCACTTTATTAATAGGCATATTATTAATTTATCTGTTTGATTATTTTTATAAAGAAAAGGTTTGTATCGAAGGTCATACAAAATTATATTTGTTTAGTTTCGGTATTTTGGCTTCAGGTGGAATCATCCAAAAACAAATTAATAAATATTACTTTCATAAAATATACGTGTGAGTCAATACATAGAATATTGTAATAAAATGAAGAAAATAGTTAAATATATATATGTATATAACTATATGATTAAACATATCGTTATAAATGGGGGTGGTCCCACAGGCTTATTATGTTACGGGGCTTTAAAATATCTATTTGAACAAGATTTTATAAATATTAATGATATTAAATCAATATATGGAACATCAGCGGGAGCAATAATCGCAGTAATCATATCATTAAAATATGACTGGCAAACTCTGGATGATTATTTTCTAAAGCGCCCTTGGGATAAAGTATTTAAATTGGAGCCTGACAATTTTTTTGACTTATATTCTAGTAAAGGCGTTTTTCAATTTAATATGGTAAAAGAGATATTAAAACCATTATTAACAGCGAAAGATTTATCAGAGGACATAACACTACAAGAATATTACGAATATAATAAAATCGATATTCATTGCTTTACTGTTGAAATGAATTCATTTAAAAAAATAGATTTAAATTACAAAACTCATCCAAATTTATCGCTAATTAAAACTTTAGAAATGAGTAGTGCTGTCCCTGTATTATTTAAACCAATTATCGAAGACGACAAGTGCTATGTGGATGGCAGTTTATTCGATAATTACCCGTTAAATGAATGTCTATATAATGAAAAATGTAATACAGACGAAATTTTAGGTATTAAAAATAAATGGAGTAATACGGAGCAAATCATAAATAATGAAATGAACATTTTTCAATATTTACAGGCATCTATGAACAAAATTGTTAAACATATTCAAATAAATTCTACTCCTGTTCCCATTCGATATGAATTGAAATGTCTATGTGATAAGAAACTGGCAGACCTGTCGACGTGGTTTGAATATATGACAAATGGAGAAAATATGAAAGAATTGATTGAAGAAGGCAAATCTTATGCGGAATTGTTTTTACATTATGAAAAAGAATTAGGACAATGTGCTATTTAGAAACTCTTTTAAATGCGCTAAAGAAGGTTTCGCGTCATATTCAATAATCTGGTTACCCTTTACTAATTTAATAGTAGGATACCCTTCAACCTTGTATTTATCTGCTAAATCTGGATTTTCCTCTCCATCCACTTGAATAAAGTTTATTTTATAGCCATTATATGGTTTGTTATCATACTCATCCTTTAATTGGTTCCAAATCGGAATAGATTTTTTACTATGAGGACACCATCCTACCGTAAAAATATACATCTGTACTTCTTGTATAGCATCAGTACTCGAACCACTTGTATTACCTTGTGCGTGAAATTCATTATTGGGTATAAACTTAGCATCTACCATCGGCGTAACATATTTATTATACACGTAACCAGCTACGATTAAAAAGAAAATGACGACAACCAATATCATCCAAAATCTTGTATTGGTAAGTAAATTATATGCTCCTGTCTGAATATTTTCCAACATGTTATATATTTTTTATATATAATATGTTATTTGTAAAAACGAATTACCAAAACATATGCGAAACTTTTAATAAAAAAATCCATATAGCAAATATAATACAAAGACGAGTAAAAATAGCGAAAACCCAATATTTAAAAGAAAATTATTTCTAACTATTGCTAAACTAGGATTCACAAAGATACTTTCTATATGTAATAACGAATTTGATGAAATTATGTTTATGTATAATGAATAACTTAATAGCAATATGATAATTACTCTAGCTACTATATTTGTAAAACCAGTTGTTTGAAATGGACCCATCATAAATAGAAAAATAAGCAATATCGCACTTGCGTTCAGATAAAACGATGTTTTTGTGTCATCACAAAATCCCTGATATATTTTTTGAGTGACGTCCTTCATTATAATATATGTGTAAAGTTTTTTCTCTAAATAATGTAATATGAAATATAGTAAAACCATGAAATCTAGTAAAACTATGAAATCTAGTAAAAATAAAACAATCAAACGGGTTTTCAAAAAAAAAGATTTTAATGATGGAGATGGAATGCTGGTTAGTGTATGGGGTCCGGCACAGTGGCATTTTTTACATACAATGAGTTTTAACTATCCAGTTAAACCCACAAAGGAAGATAAGATACACTACAGAGAGTATATGTTAAATTTAAAAAACGTTCTTCCTTGTAAATATTGTAGAGAGAATTTGAAAAAAAATTACAAGTTATTTCCATTAACAATGGAACATATGAAAAATCGCGATAGCTTCTCTCGATACGTCTACAAATTACATGAAAGAGTCAATACAAATTTAGGAAAAAAGTCAGGTCTAACATATTGTGATGTGAGAGAAAGGTACGAGCATTTTAGAGCCAGATGTACAGAAGAAAAACCAAACATATTCAAGTTTAATAAAACGCGTAAACAGGAAAAAGAAAAGGGATGTACCGAACCACTTTATGGAACGAAATCGAAATGTATTATTAAGATAGTTCCAAAAGAAGAGAGGTGTCAAACGTTTCAAATGGACGAAAAATGTAAAAAGAGTAGGGAGTAAATATTGAAAAATATAATCAAATAATATTCATATTTTTCAATGAGTATTGGTAAGTATTTACATACCAAATTGGCTAAAGTCAGCTAACACCGGGCGAGGAAGGTAATTTTCATTTGAACTAGAGTAGTTAGGGACCTTTTTACATTCAAATGCCGGTTCAGGGCACCTCGCACACGCAGGACATGGGGGGCATTTCTCTTGTCTAGGACAAGCTGCAGCCTGAGGACACATAGGACATACCGGAGGCACTATTTCCGATTTTAAAATATACATATTTTCTTGTCCAGGTGGAATATCACTTACTGGTATTCCTTTTGGAAGAGCACTTATGGGGTTAGCAATCTCTTCAACAACGACCACGTCTCTTCCGGATGTCATACCTTCTCGCATAAAGCTACCTAAACAACCGCAAAATACTAATGACAATAACAAAATAATAAATAAATGTAATTTTTGAAACTTCATTCTATAATATACTTTAAGAAAATTTTAAAATTGAATGAAAATATTTTAGCCATTATTATGTAAATAACGTAAATAATATAATATGCCTCGAAGCAAACAAGAACCATTAACTAAATTTTACAACGAAGACAGCCATTTATTAGAAATCGGCATTGATGAAGCAGGGCGCGGGCCTTTATTCGGAAGAGTATATACAGCCGCCGTTATTTTACCTAAAGAAGGCGATGGGATATTTGATTTTCATAAAATGAAGGATAGTAAGAAATTCAGTAGTAGCAAAAAAATATTGGAAGTAGCTGACCACATCAAAGAATACGCGTTAGCATGGAGTGTTACCTATAACGATGAAACAGTTATTGACAATATCAATATTAGGCAATCAGTATTGAATAGTATGCATCAAAGTATACAAAATGTTATTGAAGCGAATAATAAATCAAACAATGAAAATGAAAATGAAAATGAAAATAAATCAGAATACTTTATATTAGTCGATGGAAATGATTTCAAACCATATTTGCGTTTTAAAGATGATAACTATATACACGTGAATCACATATGTATTGAAGGTGGTGACAATAAATATTGTGCGATTGCTGCTGCTTCAATTCTAGCAAAAACAGAAAGGGATAAATATATTCAAGAATTATGTGAAGAACATCCTGACTTAAAAGAAAGATATGGTCTTGATAAAAACAAAGGATACGGCACAAAACAACATTTAGACGGAATAAAAAATTACGGTATTAGTAAATGGCACCGTAAAACATATGGAATATGTAAAAGTTATTGTTAAATGCTAAAGTGTTGTTATTCATATTCTAGTTCAATTTCACAATCATTAAATTCACTCATAAAACTACTTACAAACGGTTCTTCCTTACAGTTTTGTATGGCAAAGAATGTTTCTTTGTCTCCTAATATGATGAGATTTTTTGCTGCTCTTGAAATAGCTGTATATGCCAATTTTAGTCTATTTGTCCCCCACGACAGGCTACTATGAATAGATGAACAAATGAATACGACTACATCTTTTTGACTACCTTGATATTTATGTACTGTATTACAATAATTCAATGTGAAATTATCGGCTATATCACAGATGGACAATTTTTCTATATTATTCGTATCATCATCATAATGAATATAGGCATTACCACCTTGGAATTTAATAATACCAGTATCTCCATTTACACGAATAACATCATCGTCGTATTTATTTTCTGTCCTCATAACAAAATCGTATTCTTTAAAATAACCATGCTTATATGGGCGCGTAGAATTATAAACATCATTCTGTAATAATTTATTCATTTCAAATACACCGGGTTGTTTGTTATTTTCTGGGGTAATAAAAGCAATACTGTCCCTGCCGTATTTGTTTACAAGCATATTACATATTTGAATGGTTTTGTCTTCATCTGTAAAATCGTGATTTATAAATATTGTAGAATCGTTATCAAAGTCACCAATGGCTAATTCTCGTTTATTAATTTTGATAATACAATCCTTTAACTTTCCTGTATCTTGACGTTTAATTTCGGTCAAATGAACCGTATTAAACAATTCAGATTTAATAATACATTCAAATGGTCTTCCTTTTCCAACTGGAGGTAATTGTTTAATATCACCACATAGCACCAAGTCGCAGTTAAAATATTTACACTTTTTTAATAGTTTTTGAAACATAAATATATCCACCATGGAAGTTTCATCTACTATAATTTTATTAATATATTGCGGGTATTGTTTTTTCGTCGCCTTCTTACTGGCTTCTTCAATCGCTGGTTCATATGATTTTACACGCGTTGCCTCATCGATTTGTTTTTCCATTTTGGGAAATGTATTTAATAGGCACTTATGAAGAGTACCACAAATAGAGTCATCGCTGATATTCTTACATTTATCGAGCAATCCTTTAAACGCCTTTCCAGTTGGAGCCATTAAACTAATCACATAATCACGTTTTGTTTGTTCAGATTGAATATTAAACCATTCGATGACCGCTTCAACGATTGTGCTTTTACCAGTACCAGGAGGACCTGTAATAATACATAATTTATCCGTAATAGCATGTTTAATGGCATTAATTTGCTCATCATTAAATTTGAATGGTGTATCAATTGTAGATTTTACTCGTTCAAACTTTATAATAAAACTATCGAATGCCTCCTCATCGAGTTCATTGCTATTATCATAATATAAATCCATTATAGCGTCGCCTATATTTTTTTCGATTTCTACAAAATCTTTGATTCCATACAACTTCTGTATTGTTTTATGTTCAACCATAAGACTATTCAATATGACCAGATATTTCCCATAATGGGCTAATAACTTGTTTTCATCGCAAAACTTGCGAAGCAACCAGTACCACCCTTGTTTATAAGACCTATCACTATACTGTTTATACGCATCATTGGAATCAGGATGACTTTTAATTTTATAAAAACTACCATTATTGTCTTGAACCGCAAATATTGCCCATTTTTGTATCAGTACTTCATCACTAACTGGAATTTGTAATTCTTTTGACACGCGAAACGCTTGATTGAAGTTAATCGTCGAATGTTCGATCTGAATTAATTCATACGGATTAACTATGATATTTCTTATAAAATATCTACTATGGTTTTCGAATCGTAATGTTTCAACCATCTTTTCAAATGTTTTAAACGTGATTTTAGATTGAAAATCTTTGAACCACTCTATGATATGTAATACCGTATCTACAAACGTATTTTTCTCAGTATATCCATAATAGGTATTCTTTTTAATTTCATCACGTTCTCTTTTAAATAGCATAATATCATCTACGATAGAGATAGATTGATACTGACTATCCTTATTTATTATAGATTCTAGCGCTTCTACATACTTGTCTCTAAGTTTGTTTGCCTTTTCTTCGTTTTTCTTATTTTTTTCGAGGTGTAAATTTAATTTACGCAAATCATGACAACTCGGTATCGTTGTGGCTATGTCTACTTCAGTAGTGTTATTAGATGTAGATTTACACGTATTATTAGATGTAGATTTACACGTATTATTAGATGTAGATTTAGACGTATTATTAGATGTAGATTTAGTAGTGTTATATTTAAATATGTCAAACATTATATTCTGACTCATAGTATATTTATTTTATTACATGGTATTTTTAAATATTCAATTTTATATTATAAACAGACGATATATAATGTAAAATTTACAGTGTAATACGTATCACATATTTATACAAAATAAATATTTATACTTGTATAGAACAAATACATTTATTATTTTGTAAACATGTTCAAATCCATAGAACCGCGAACCAATAAGATATACACAATTGTATGAAGGACTAATCCACGTGTTGTGGGGCAACCATTTGGTTCTGAAATTTTTCCTAAAAGACCGCCAAACAGGTTTTGTGTCAACACGTATGTGTATGGATGTACGACTAAAATAAAAATAAATGCGGAGAAGATGCTAATCTGCCATTTTCTATAACTGGAATCGGACATTCTATATATTACATCATAGAAAATTAAAATTTGCGGCACAGAAATAGACAAAAATAATAAAAATTGAAGTTCGAACTCAAATATTAGTAGAATTAACTTAAACAACAACAATATGAAAGTATTGGTATTTGACACAGAAACAACCGGACTACCCGAGGGGAGGAATCCTAGTATTTATGACACACAAAAGTGGCCCCATATTATTCAGCTATCTTATATTGTTTATGATAGTGAAACGAATGATATCATTACGGTGGAAGATGATTATATTAATATAGATGCGAATATTAATATAACTCCAGAGAGTGAAAAAATTCACAATATTTCGAGAGAAATGTTGGACAGCAAGGGTATACCTATTCAAGAAGCATTAGAGAAATTTAACAGATTCGCAACAATGAGTGATTTGCTAGTGGGCCATAACGTATCATTTGATAAGCGAATGGTAATTGTAGAAGGTGTTAGAAACAAAATAAAGATGAATGTTCATGACACGTATTGTACGATGAAGAACAGTATAGACGTATGTAAAATCGAACGTATTGGAAAAAATGGAGACAAGTATTTCAAATATCCAACTCTAAGTGAATTACACACTGAGCTATTCAAGCAAATTCCTAAAAATACACATAATGCTCTCATTGACATACTCCTATGTATGCGATGTTTTATTCAACTCGAACTAAAACAGGATATTTCACGTATAAATCGAACAATACGTTTAATGTTAAGAGATGCTCATTAGGACCCATGAAACAAAACAAAACAAAACAAAACAAAACAAAACAAAACATTTATTTCAATAAAGTACACATTAAGAAGAACACATCTCACACACTTCATATTCCTCTGATACAGAGGCTTTTTTCTCGGGTTCAATTGTAAATTGTTGAGCCTGATGTTTTGCTTTACGTCGAAGATAATAAATACCGGTCTTTAATCCAGCCTCCCATGAATAAAAATGCATAGAAGTCAATGTTTTATAAGTAGGTTCTTCGACCCATAAATTCAAACTTTGACTTTGACAAATAAACGCACCTCGGTCTCTCGACATGTCAATAATATGCTTCATTGGAATTTCCCACACAATCTTGTATTTATCTTTAATATGTTGTGGAATACCATCTATGTATTGAATACTACCATTATTCGCAATAATAGTATTTTTCAAATCTTCGTTCCATAATTTCAAATCAATTAACTCCTTCATCAAATATTTATTTGCAATAATGAATTCTCCTGCGAGTGTTCGTCTTGTATAAATATTACTTGTAAACGGTTCAAAACATTCGTTATTACCTAATATTTGCGCAGTGCTAGCAGTAGGCATAGGAGCCACCGAGAGCGAGTTGCGAACACCATATTGAATAATATTTTTGCGCAATTCGGTCCAATCATATCTATCTGATGGCTTTACTGACCACATATCAAATTGAAATATACCTTGTGATAATGGTGAACCTTCGAATGTGCTATAAGCCCCGCTAAATTCTTTTTGCTCAAGATGTAATTCGTATTTGTTTAATATCGAGAGAACACCCGTTTCAACATATTTACCGTCTGCCTTAGCTTGTTGGATAAGAACATGCCTATCTCTGGCGATTTCCATTGATTTTTCCAGAGCGGCGTGATAAATAGTTTCAAATATGAGTATATTTACTGTTTTGGCAACTTCACTATGAAACGGAACATCCATTCGGGCAAACACATCTGCCAAACCTTGAACACCGATTCCAATAGGACGATGTCTCATATTACTTCGTTTCGTCTTATCGGTAGGATAAAAATTAATGTCGATGACTTTGTCCAAGTTTTTGGCAACTACTTTGGTAACGTCGTGTAGTTTATCATAATCAAAAGATTTATCCTCTTTTACAAACATAGAAAGTCCTATACTTGCTAAATTACATACAGCCGTCTCTTTATCGTCACTATACTCATTAATTTCAGTACATAAATTAGATGATTTGATGGTTCCAAGATTTTTTTGATTTGATTTTTCATTTACAGCATCCTTATAAAGTAAATATGGAGTTCCAGTTTCCATTTGACTGTCTAATATCTTAAACCACAAATCCCTCGCTTTTACCGTCTTTCTACCATTGCCACCTCTCTCGTATTTTGTATATAAATCCACAAATTTTGCGCCATATACGTCTGATAGACCAGGGCATTGGTCAGGACACATTAATGTCCAATCTCCATTTGTCTTTACGCGTTCCATAAACAAATCAGGTATCCAAAGAGCGTAAAACAGGTCACGCGCCTTCATTTCTTCGTCGCCATGATTTTTCTTCATATCGAGAAAATTATCTATATCTGCATGCCAAGGCTCTAGGTAAATAGCAAAACTTCCGCCCCTTTTCCCTCCTTGATTTACGTAGCGAGCGGTCGCATTATAAACTTTCAACATTGGCACTAGACCATCGGTTTTTCCATTTGTTCCGCGAATATGGCTACCTGATGCGCGAATGTTATGAATATGTAAGCCAATACCACCAGAATATTTGGAAATTTGAGCACAATCTGATAGGGTATTATAAATTCCAGTGATACTGTCGTCTTCCAAAGCTAACAAATAACATGAACTAAGTTGTTGGTTCGGGGTTCCAGCATTGAAAAGAGTGGGTGTGGCATGAGTGAAATATTTTTGCGACATTAAATCATATGTTGTTCGAACATTTTCCATATTATCACCATGAATCGCGACAGCAACGCGCATCCACAAATACTGAGGACGTTCGACAACTACACCTCCTATTTTCATCAAATAGGAACGTTCCAATGTCTTAAATCCAAAATATTCAATGAAATAGTCGCGTTCGTGGTCAATCATTTTGTCTAATTCCTCTTTATTTTTTTCAACAATTTCAAAAAATTCTTTATTTACTAACGGATACGGTTTCTGATGTACATCTTTGAATTGATATAATTTTTTCATAACTGAAAAAAAGGAACTATTCGTATTTTTATGATGGTTCGAAACAATAAGACGTCCAGCCAATACATTATAATCGGGATGTTGAATACTAAGCGACGCACATTGTTCGGCAGTTAACTCGTCGATTTTAGCAGTAGGAATACCATCATATAATTGATCAATGACTTTCATAACAAACGTAGTATAATTTAATTTAATTCCGCATTCTTGACCGATACTTTTCACACGCTTTAAAATCTTGTCAAATCCTACATTTTCATATTTACCATTGCGTTTTAAAACTCGCATTTCGTCTTCTACCAACTCTGTCATCGATATAATATAATTATTATACATTAATTAAGTTTAAATAGTTGTTGTATAGAATAAATATTTGTTTGTAATAAACAAATATAAAATAAATAAAATATTTTTATTTTATATATGGCTTTCATGGATAAAAAAATGATATTTTTAATTTTAGCATTATTGTTTGCGATAATAAGCATCCCATTTACTGGAAACAATATGGAAGGGTTTGTAAGCTTAACTCCTGGAACTTATCCTATTAGTGTGGATGTTCCTGTATTAGACGAATATCCATTGAAAAAAAAGATGGGCGTTTCGACAAATACATATGCTGATAATTCAACATTTTATCCTATATTTGGTTCATCATATGGACAGTATACCAATAATGTAAGATACTGGGCAACACCAGATAATGGTCAATGTTCTCCCGCTGAATTCTGTGGCGGATTATATGACAACAAAAAACTTATTATTCCAAAAGCACCACCATCCATCCCGTTTTCTTCATCTGATATTCGAGTAAATTATTATGGTTCTCATAATTTAGAGTGTCCCTATAATGATAATATCGACTAATTCGTAACATAATTCGTAACATAATTCGTAACATAATTCGTAACATAATTCGTAACATAATTTATACTATATAAAATTTACTAATATATTATAAATCGTCCACATTGATTAGACAACCAGACATATTTGTCATATTATTTTCGTTATCTATCATCGAATTAGCTCTTGACGCACGATTTTGCTTTTTAGGAAGTCTATGTTTAAACCCACCTACCTTTTCCTTTTCAATAATGGTCCAGACGTCACCTATTTTAGATATCGCGTGTTGAAACCATAATTTGTTTCGTAATACCAAAATACAACTATAATCTTCTAACCTCCAATAAATATCCTTAATCCATGTTAACGTGGAATGTTTTTCCATCATTTTATCATACCAAATGGTGGATTCTTCTTTAGAAATATGTAGTGGCATATATTCATATAATGGTTTGCCATCTTTTATAAAATAAATTATCATCCCTTTTAACTGGTCCTCTTCATTATACGTAAATGTACCGTCGGCCACAGAGTCCTCTTCTGTTTCGTATTCTTTAAATACGGTTTCTAAAAAGTCACATTCGTTCAAATTACATGTTTCCATTTGGAGTTGCATTTGAATCCAATAATCTTCCTTAGGAATACCCGTTATCTCTCTCGTAGTTGGATTCTTTATTTCCAACATTCTACCATAACGTTGTGAATTTGGGTCGACATTAATACCATCTGGAGAAGCCCCCAAGAATTTATAGGTGTCGTGTTGAATACATCCATAATCTCTCACCTTTGTATCATATATGTATTCATATAGCATAACGGATACTTCTTCATATTTATTTCCATGGTGCATAGGAGAACCAGTATTGACAATACCGTATTTTGACACATCTAATTCTTTACATTTTTCGACAATTACCTGATTTATGGAAGACTGTGATTTGAAAACCTTCCAAGCCGAACTGGCCGTAATCAAATTATGCCGAAATACATACCATTCATTTGTTCTTTGGTCTGGTTGTGGTTTATTTTCAATATACTTAATTTTATCGCTAATTTTATCAATATTTGGTTCAATACGAATAAAACTAGTGTCATAAGAACGAATAGGATAATATTTGGTAAAATAAATTTTATGAATTTTATTATATATAAGTTCTAACTCTTCTTCTAATTCTTTCTCTAATTCTAATACCTTTTCATTATCTTGTGTCTTACCAATATACACTTCTTTTAGTAAAATAAAAGTATTTCGTTGTACATAATCTTTCAAATTAAATTCAAAATACGGACTACTGAAACTTAGTGGGTCACCTTCAATAAAGTTGTCAATTAAATTTCCCATGGATAGTTCGATTTCATCATTTTCCTTTGTAGATAATAAACTCTTCCAGTTGAACAAGTTTATAATATTTTTTAAGTCTGGTAATTGATAACCGAATAACATAGTTGCTACTATATACTATGTCTAATTGTTTATATCAATTTTATCGTTAATGACTTCAGTATCGAGTGTTTTCTTGTTCTTAATCTTTTTAGGAGCCAACGATTTTAATGTAGACGGTCTTTTATCGCATCTTTTTAATGTAAATTTTTTAGTAGTTGAATTATACATTAACGCTGGTATCGACTTAATTTTACCAGTATTTTTATCATAAATAACCTCTTTTACTTTGAGAAGACGTTTTCTATCCAAATTTGTATGAAGAAATACGAATAATTCATTCTTATCGTCTTCTCCGTGATTATGTTCTGTACAATAATCATTTGTAAATTCGCCAAATTTTAACATTTTTGTAGTCTTATCTAGTTTTGCCCATACTTCATTTGAACTGTTTTTTTTCTCGCCTGCAAGAAAATGTTCAAGGTTGGAAAGATTTTCAACAGTTTCGATAGGTTCTTCTGAATTACCATTAAGAAGCATAGACTTATATTTGATATTTTTCAACTCGATACATTCGTTGGTCATTCTTATATATACATAATAAGTTGAGTTTATGTTATTTTAAAATAATATAAATAAAGAATTATAGTATATTGTTTTAATGAAGTCAATGAAGTCAATCGAAATTATTGGGAAACGAAACCTAGATAAAATACAAGATGTGAAAAATCCAGAACGTAAAGATACGTTGAAATGGTTATTTGACGAATCGTTCTTCACTTATAATAAACAAATACAAATAATAAACACCATGTATCTGGAACAAACACAAGAGCAAGAAACAATATTGAAGAGAGAAATTAACAAGAAATTAAAAGGTTATAAAAACCAAGATATACAAAAGGAATTGTTTGATTTAAATGGATTCATTTCTCTCGACCAATGTGTTGAGAAGCTTGTGCTGAGTAAGTTAAAATGTTTCTACTGTAAAGAAAATTGTGAATTATTATATAAAAATGTATTTGCCAAGAAACAGTGGACATTGGATAGAATCGATAACGATTATGGGCATAACTGCGATAACGTGGTTATATGCTGTTTAGAATGTAATATAAAAAGAGGTGATATGGATAGTGAGAGATTTAAACGAGGAAAAGAAATAAAAATAGTTAGAAAGCTATTATAAAAATAACCATAAAATTATATGAGCCAATATATGTTTTTAAAGTGGTCTCCGTCAATTAACGACCAATTTTATGAAAAAAGTAACAAGGGAGACAAGCACAAGGCAATTGGAAACAACGTAATGGAAACAATTTTACAAGAAGGCCCAACCTTTATAGATAACGAGACGACGAGAGAAAATTCTGGAACAAAGAGAGAGAACAACTTTGAAAGAATGAACCAGAGAGAAATGATAGCACAAACAAATTTAAATCCATTTCTGTCAACTAATTATTTAGAAGATTTACGTGTACAAGAAGAATTTCTAACTCCTCAGAATTCAAATATACAACAGAATTATTCTAACTAGTAAAAGTATTTAAATATATTTGATGTTATTGATATAATACTATGTCAAAAAATTACAGTACACAAAATGATTTATTATTAATCAATCTATTAGAGTTTTATAAAAGTGAGAATAATAATAACATGGACAGAATGTTACAAATTATAAACGGGGAATCTCGGATTTCTTTACGTATCATTGATTGGTTTGCTACAAATTATGCCAAGAAATATTATACAGTGTATCAAGTTCAAGATAATGACCGACGGTTTAAGGTATATAATGATTACAAGTTGAAACTAAAGGCATATTCAAAAAAACGATTTGATCCATTTTGTAGATGGGACCGCATTACGGTTCCTTACAAAGATGGTGCATATATTCAAACCACTATAGGGCAATTGAATTTTTTTAAATGGGCTATTGAAAATAGTGTCATTGATTATATAGAACAAAATTATTCTAATATTGAAAAAGATATGAATTGTAGAAATAGTACATCCAAAAACAGAATCACTGATAAGAGTAATAAGACAAGAAAGAAGAGAGAAGAGTTGTCCGTATCTGCGTCAAAAAGCATTAAAAAGGAGAAGGTGGAGATTGTGGTTAAATTTGATTAATTTACAAAAATACCGAACGATGGTTAAAAACAGTATTTTATACAGTTAACATTTAAATATTTAATGATACATTAAATTAGATATTTAAAAAAATGGGAAATCAGTTATCTTCTTCTATACATCGCTTAAATTTTGAAGATATACAAGAGGCAATCAAACATAGAGACAACTATATCATTGTGAATACTCTGACTGCCAATAATCAAGAATGCTTGCTGCCCAATACAATTGATTTTAAACAAGAAGAAACTATAATCAATCATTTAATGACAAATAACCGCGAAAAAAAAATAATTGTTTATGGAAAAAATGTAAATGATATGACGATTTATGATAAATACGAACAAATGATAAAATTAGGGTTTAGAAATGTATATATATATCCAGGTGGAATGTTCGAATGGTTGTGCTTACAAGATATTTATAGCCACGAATTATTTCCAACAACAAAAAAGGAACTAGATATATTGAAATATAAACCGAATTCCAAATTTAATACATATTATTTAACAAATGATTAGCATCTTCACGTACATATTACTCATATTCATCGTCAAAACAACCATTGTCTCCTGTATGCGCCAACTGATTTTCTTGGAACTTTGGATAACAACCAGGACACTTTGAAACATCTTTATCGAGAGCTTGATTTGCCAACTTATCAGCTTCTTTGTTAAATTCGCGTCTTATATGATGATAACTGATTAAATTAAATTCGGATTCTAATATTTTAGCCGCATTATAGAGTGGAATCAGATTTTCTGCCTTTACTTGATATTTTCCACTCATCTGATTAAGAATTAAATTTGAATCTCCCTCTACACGAATAGATTTGATACCATATTTTAATGCTAATTTCAGTCCTTTAATCAGAGATAAATATTCTGCTTCATTATTGGTTCCATTTGTTTTAGGAAAACGATAACTTCTTTCTTCTATTGTCTCTGTTTTTGTGTTGTTTTTAATTATACAACCGAGGCCCAATATATTTGACGGATTTCCTCTACATGCTCCATCAAACTGAAGGATTGGCAGGTTAGGTAATGTAGATATATAGGCATTGGTTTCTGTTTCTGGCTCGCACATACTATTGCTACTGCTACCAAATTTATTTTGTATCCATTCAACTATAGTATTTACCCAGTCAGTGCGAATGCTAGCATTTTCCTTGATACTCGTGTCAACATTTGCTTCAATAAGCAACTTATCCATACTATGTTCCAACCAGTTTTCATGATATTGATGACATTTTTGTAAATATTCAATGGCAATCGTTTCTCCTTCCCGAGCACGAATTTTCACACGAGCCGCACATATATCTGGATCAGCCCGGACATATATAATCCCACCTAAACGCATATCATCTAAAAACTCGTCAAACCATTTGTTGTATATTTGGTATTCATCGTGCTCAATTAGTCCATCATCATATAGCATCTTGGCAAAGACATTTCTATCGGTTTGAACCGAACGCTCACTAATAATAATTTTATATTTGTTTTCCTTTACTTTTTGTCTCAGTAAATGAAGTCGTGAAATATACGCCATCATTTGAAACCTAAACGCATATTTCTTTGTATCTTTGTATAAATTGGTTAAAATGGGTGTATTGTTGGCATCTGTAATATGACTCCAATCATCTACCGGTTCTGGAACAAAACAAATGTCTGTATTATTACTATAATACGCTTGTAAATCCTTGTATAATGTAGATTTACCAGAACCTATATTACCATCAATGCTTAAAATAATTGGACTAGACATTTCATTAACTATTGAACAGTTCATTATATAGAATATATTATTTATTTTATTTAATTATAGTTATATAAATTCAATTTTTATAAATATTTTGAAAAAATAAATACAATATAATTTATATAAAAATTGAAATTAATATATACAAATATAGTAGATACAACTGACATAGTCATAATGGATCTAAATCAACAAAAGCTTACTAAAACTGAATGGGATACTACGGAAATTCCGGTCTCTAGTGACGAAAAAGAAATTTTAAAAATGATTATAGATGGCTATAGTAATGTGAATATAATCTACAATAAAAATATGTCTATGATTAATTATTTGAAGATGGAACCAAATGATAATATTATAAATCATCTACACAAAGAATACTTTGAACCAATTATTAAAAAATTAAACGTCAAATATGAATTTGAATTTGAAAGTAAAATTTCTATGAAATTGCAACGCGTAAATTCGATAGATAAATTAAAGTTGGAAAATATAAGTAAGACAATCCAAGATTGCGGTCATAAAATATTCGAGTTTTACCTGCTTCATATAGCGGAACAAACTATGCGATACTTCTATAAAGACAACACGACTAAACTTAATAAATACTATTATACTCTTCATCATTTAATGAAATTAAAAATTACCAACGTAATTCCTCAAGTGAAAGAATTTATTCAGGCTGTATTAGATGAGTATTACGAAGAAGTAAAATTAGAAGATATGTTTTTACAAACTAGTGATTTGATAGAAAAAAATGAAGAATTGGTAAAATACAAGGATTATTACTTATACGAACATCAAAAACAATTATTTACTATTTCGAAGACACCTAACCCAAAGTTAGTGTTGTATATTGCTCCAACCGGAACAGGAAAGACACTTAGTCCATTAGGTTTATCTGAGACACATCGTGTTGTATTTGTTTGTGCGGCGAGACATGTCGGTCTTGCGTTGGCAAAGTCTGCCATTTCAATGGGAAAAAAGATTGCCTTTGCGTTTGGATGTAATGATATATCTGACATACGATTACATTATTTTGCGGCCAAAGACTATGTAAAACATAACGCTACTGGTAAAGATATCAAGTATCGCGATGGAAGTCGAAAGGTGGATAATTCTGTCGGAGATAATGTAGAAATTATGATTTGCGACATTAAATCTTATCTTTGCGCGATGTATTATATGAATGCGTTTAACCAACCAGATAAGATGATTATGTATTGGGATGAACCGACTATCACATTAGATTACGCAGAACATGAGTTTCATTCTTATATAACGGATATATGGCAAAAAAATATTATTCCGAATATTATCTTATCATCAGCCACATTACCACATCAAGAAGACTTACAAGAAACAATTGCGGATTTCACGTCTAGATTTGAGAATAGTCAAGTATTCAATATAGTTAGTCATGATTGTAATAAATCGATTCCATTATTAAATACAAATAACCAAGTAGAAATGCCCCATTTAAAATATGAAAGTTATGAAAAACTTCAAAAAAGTGTTGCTCACTGTAAAAAATATAAGACGTTGTTGCGGTATTTCGATTTAATTGAAATAGTCAAATTTATTCACTACTTGGATAAGTGCGGGATGATTGAAGAGGATAGATATAAAATATCTATTAGATATGAAAATTTGAGCGAAATGACTATGAATAATATAAAGATTCATTATTTGGAATTACTGGAACGTATTCCAACGGAGCATTGGGGACAAATATACACTCATTTCAATACACTACGCACTAGTAGATTCGCGTCGAATATCAATATAGCTACTACGGACGCACATACTTTAACTGATGGTCCAACTATATTCTTGGCGGATGACGTAGAGAAAATTTCCAAATTTGTTCTACAGAGTATAAAGATACCAGAGCGCGTAATTAATGATATGATGGAGGCAATTGAACACAATGACAAGGTTTTGACTGTATTAAAACAGAAAGAGCGTCAGTTGGAAGATAGTCTTGGTGATGAAGTTGAAAAAGAAAATAAAATGGCAAAGGAGAGAATTACTCCAGAACAGAAAAAGTTGCGCGGTGAGATAGATGGCCTAGCCAAAATTGTAAAAACAATTGCTCTTAATGATTTATTTGTTCCGAACAAGTTGTCACATATGAGACATTGGGTTCAAAAGGACGTAGTAGAGCGCGAGTTTTCATGTAATATAGAGCCATGTGATGTGGAGAGAATTATGTTGATGGAAGTAAAAAGTAGTTGGAAAATATTGTTATTAATGGGAATCGGGGTATTTACCAACAACCACGACAATAACTATACTGAAATTATGAAGCAATTGGCTACCCAGCAAAAACTATATATGATTATTGCGTCGTCTGATTATATTTATGGGACCAATTATCAGTTTTGTCATGGATATATTAGTAAGGACTTGGGAAATATGACACAAGAAAAAACCATTCAGGCACTTGGGCGAATTGGAAGAAATCAAATCAACAAGGATTATAGCATCCGATTTAGAGATGATAGCCTCATTGAAAAAATATTTGTAGACGTAGAATATAGACCAGAAGTAGAGAATATGAATAAACTATTCAATACGCCCATTTAGAGTTATTATATGATAGTAATGTGGGTAATTACAAGCATATATGCCAAAAACTATTTACACATTTGAAGATTTAATTTACACCTTTTAACATTTCGGTAAATTAAATATAAAATTGATATAAATATGATAGGTAATATTATTACATATAATATGGATACGATGTATAAGAAGTATAGTAGCAAATATGGAAATTTCTCGCACATCCTCAACATTGAAATTGACAAAAGTTTAAGTGAAGATGAAAAACATACAATTCTTTACGATATACACGATTTAATTAATGAAAAAGAGATTGAAAAAAATATTTCAAATATGAATATCATTATCAAATGGAGAGTTTATGATAATTCTAATTTATTACATTACTATACAGGGGGTGATGGCATTCTTGGTGATGTAGCAATTTACGAGCATACAAAATTATTGTTAACTGACATAAACAAAGTAACAAATAGTGATAAGTTTAAAATTTATCTTAATAAACCACTTACTAGAACTATTTGTATGATGAATAAAACTATTTAGGGCTCCAGTTTACACACTTGAATCTTCAAGGGTCTAATTTAGATAGTCTTCAAGTAATATGGATATTGAGCAAGTTGAAGTTAATCCGTTATAAAGAGCCATACTACCAAATGCCATTAAAACAATTAATGGTAATGTATTAATTTTATTTAATAATTTTTCTTTCCTTACTTGTGTATAAATGTATATTCCTACTGATAGCATTATTATTCCCATAATTGTCTGAATAATTCTCATAACACTATAAAAATTAAATGAATTACTTCCACCAATATTTATTCTTATGTGAGTATTTTCATTCAAAGAAACATTATTTGAGCCGTAATGTAAATTAGAAAACTGAAGGTTCTTGTTGACTTTAATTCTGTCATAATTATTAAAATATTTATTTTTAATGAATTGAGACCTAGTTGATGATTGGCATACAATATATATTTCATCAACATATCCTAAATGGTTAATAATCGTTTCAGCATTAAATCTTATCATATTCATAGGAATGTTATAAAAACTATATTCGTTTGATTGGTCAAAATGTTTAGAATACACTTCATCACTTTTACGTATATCAATAAAGAGATATTTCATAATATATATATATGTATATATTTATTTGTTATCAGTTTTGACAATTCTAAAAACGACGATTTTTACACCTTTGGACATTTAAAACGCCGATTTTTTACACTTTTTAATATTTCAAACACCACATAAAAAGAGGTTGGTTTGCATGTCAAATCACAGCATAAATACTTGGTATTTGAAATATAAAACGATTTAAAAATATTTTTTATTATGATATATAAAATGTCTACGGCGATACAAATATACAACAACGTAGTAAATATTTATGTATTTACATGTGATTTCATATATGCTTATTGTGAATATTGTGTAGAACATAACATACTATGATAATACAAACGATACATTTTATCAGGCAAGTAACCTAAAAAATTATTATTTAAAAATTGATTTAAATAATAACTAACAAATGATTACAAATAAAAGCTTAAACTAAAATGAACAATCAAATGAATATGGATATAATTCTAAATAATTTTGTTAATGATACGAATGATACGAATGAAGCGAATGGTACTGATGATAGTGATGATACTAATGAGAACATGAACATTAACACTATAGATATAATAGTTACAATCGACCATGTTAAGAATAGGATTGAATACCTGAAAGAAAATATAAGAGACGGTAATATTATGAAAATAGACGAGTATAAACTAGCTGAAATTTCCACACCTATTATTCGTTGTAAGCATATATCAAATAAGCACGATGACTATTACAATGAGTTTCTTACTTTTCTTGAAATATATGACACCCAGTATAAAGACAATTATGATAATGTAATAAGCTGTATAGTGGAAAACAGGTCATTAGAAGAAAAAAAAAGAATACATAGAGATAACCATGGAAACATTATATTGTTAATTAAACCACAATTACATCGTTGTTATAACAACGTTCGTGTATGCGATGATATAACAAATGATACTATATATAAACAACTATTATCGATTAAATCAAATATAACAAATATATTTCAATATGAAACACAATTTAGTGACATCCTTGACAACGGTAATTCACAAAAATACTAATATTTATCTAAGTATCATTTGTTTCATGGCTTTCCAATGTTGATATTGAACACCTAATGGATTTAAAAATCTCGTATTATAAATCATACCTACAATAATAATCATGAATATACCCATAGATTTATTGATGCTAAATAAGAGTAAACTAAAAATAAAAAGGAAAATAAACATGTATTGCGCAAAATTAAACATAGTCTCCATATGTTTTTTTGTTTTCATACCTTCATCGTAATTAGCATGCATAAATTGAAAGGCAACCATACCTGTTTTTCCGGCTGGTTCGAAATAATACTCGTAAAAAGGCATAGAATGTTGTTTTTTCATAACGTAATCAGTTACATATTGTGGATACACGTATAACAAAGGAACTGTGCTATAACATTTAAAAGAATAGAATGGTTTGAAAGTCATCTTTTCTTGAAGACTATAGTCCCAATGTCCTTTGTCCACAACATTATTAATATTCTCTATTAAATATTGATTTTTCGTGCTTAAAATATAGGCACCACCTCTTGCTAAACGAAGCCCTACTTCGATAATTTTATCGTCGCGATATTGAACATTTACTGCTCCTGTAAATCCCCCCATTTGTCTATTTACCCAGTCTGTTATTTTAGGGATTGGTTTGTTATCTGGGCTAATATATTTCCAATCATCAATAAATCCATTTTGTGTTTCTGAATAAACATAGGTTATTTGATACATTATTTGACCATTGACTAAAATATAGTCGGTCATTTGTTCTTTTGCGTCAATAAATTCAGACCACATCATGTCGGGGATGTGCTTATATTGTTCGATTTCACTCCATTCTGTTATTTTGAAGCAGTTTTTACTAGATGCTGTTTCATGTCCCCACCGTGGCTTGGTAAAAATGGGCAAGGCAATATTATTATTTTGTTTCAGAACTTTTAATTCTCCACATAATAATCCTTGTGACCTTGCGACCCATAATTTGTCATACACAAAATTATGTTCCTTATATTTATAGAATGCTTGATAATCAAAATCGGGAACATTTTTGGATATAAAATGGTCAAATGGATCTACATATGGATTAAAAAATCCCATCATTTTACACCAAGGTTGTTCATACGATACAATTGTTTTTAGGTAGGTTTCCAATTCGGACATTGATATATAGTATATATATTATATATAATACTATTATTTTTATTAGATATAATAAAATATAAGTTAATTATAATATGCCTACTAAAAATAGTAATAGAGAGATTCTATTTAATGATTATCCTGATTTTAGACCTAATTTAACACCAAGAGAAATGTTTCAATTAGGCAGTTTCGGAGGAACATATTGGAGACCTATATACTCATCTGTAACAAATAAAAAATATAAAAATCAACATTTAGATTATCCAAAATCTTGGTGGAAAGGAATACCAGATGATTGGCTCACCCGAGAATGGAACAATTACGATATATCCATTAATAAGTATAAAGTCAAGGTAGGAACAACCTTGGAATTTTGGGAGGAAAAGGAATGGATAACTAAGAATCATCCCTATGGATGGGTTCAATGGTATTGTGATTTTTATCAAGGCGAACGAGGCCCTGATGACGAATGGCAAATAAGTAGATGGGAAAAAACAGCTGGTCCGAAGAGTAGATTCAGAAAATGGTTAATCAATATGATTAATGATAAAAAGGCAAAATACAATGATTATACAGTTAGTCCTAAAATACGACAAACTTTACAACATTGGGGTTACGAATTGACCAGTAAGGATTGTAAGAAATGTAAATAAAATAATATTTGGAATGAATAATTATTATTTTATGATTTTATACAAATAAAAGGGTCTATTTTTTAACACGTTTAGTTTGTTTTCCCTTTCTAGTCTTTCGTTTCTTTGTAGAATGGCTTCTATGAACGATTTTATTATGTAAATAATTAGTAGCCGATTTTAAATAACTATTTGCTAAAAATATCTTTTTATTTACCCATTCAGGTAAATCGTCGTTGTCTCTAAGAAGTTTATGTAATTTTTTAGCATTTCTCTCTATATTATCTAATTCTGTTCTTGCCATACGACCTTCATACATATGACCATAATCTAAATTACGTCCAGTCATTATATATATTATATATATACTAAAAATATTTTACAGTTCAGATACTTTTTCGGATTCATTTACACCCTTGAATGTTTAAAATGGCGACTTTTTATTATAAAATTGATATAATTTTATAATTTATATTTAATTTATAATAATACAATGGATAATAATAATATTGATATTGAAGATTTTATACAAGTAGAGGATGAAATGATTATAGAGTTTGTTAAAGTTACACCTTATCCTAATTATGAAGAAATGTTAGAAAAACTAGACAAACATATTGATTTATGGGCTGAATATGGTAATCAACATCATATATGTTGTAAAATAATATATGAAAATCCTACAAATAAAAATGTAATTGTTGAAATGGGGAAAAAAATATATGAAATGGGAGGAATTCAAGCATTGTCCGCAAATTATTCTATAATTAAATATTTCTCACCGTATTGGAATAGTACAAATATTATAATAAAAATGCAAGGAAGAATAATTGAAGAGTATTTTCAAGACGTATCTTCAGAATGGAAGGCATAGTTAAATAAATCATTGTTTGGGTAATCATATGACATATTGAGATTTGAATTCTGTTCCATAGGTTGTAAATTCTTATAATTACACGCAAATTTTAATTCTTACTCGTTTTCTAAATTAAACCAAGCTATTGGAATTCTATGGTCTATTTGCCAATATACAGATTGATTATCCCAATTCATATTATTGTAAAATAGAATAATGGATAAAGACCTTCGTATCAAAGAGCTTGAAGAAAATAACGCTCAATTAGAGACGTATTATAAACATCTTATTTTACTGCCTAATTTTTTATAATAATGGTTATTATATGGGATATTATTTTTCAATGATTTGGCTAATGTTTTATCACTGATTTTCAGTTCTCTTATACATTCATATTTACAACTAAATTCTCGCACTAAATTGTGCTGGGTGTTGAATTGTCCTACGCCATTTTTATATAATAATGGGATGCCATTATTTTTTTGTATAAATTTTGTTTTCAATTCTTCATCACATTTGTTATATAATAGATAATATGAACCACGAGTTAATGTAAAGTTTTTTACTGATGTATCTAATCCTGAAATAGACTCATACCCATTACAATTTGCTGCTGTTTTTCTGTCCAAATAAACATTGATGATTTCATTTTTTTCTATATTTAATTTTGCGATATATCCAATATTTTGAACTTTTGTTAATTCAGTCGGTTCAATATGATGTATAATATTTGGGTCTAAATTTCTCTCAACAAGTAACCAACGAAAACCACAATAAATTGTATTTTCACCAATAGCCTTATTTATACTTGGTCTTTTTATACCACTGTTTTCTTTCATTGCTTCAGATACAGTTTCATAAACTTTTATTAATGCTAATGTATCTGGATTTATTTTTTGTAATCTTGGACCAATTGTAACTAATGGTTCATTAAATCTTGTTGTTAAATTTGTTTGTTGTGAATTAAATTTATGTAATACTTCATTAACAGTATTTTCTAATTTATCTATTTGAGATGATTGAGTTTTTACAATTTGGATTAATTCATGTATTAATAAATTGTCATTAGTATTATTTTTTAATTCAATCAATGTTTTTAATTGTTCAATTTCTAATTCCAATTTAGATGTATTATTATCATTAAAATATTTAATATTGTTAGTTATAATGTTTAATAAAGTCGTATATGATAAATGTTTGCCTATTAAAAATAATTCCAGTTCAGTTTTGTGACCTGGTAAATCACATACTTTATTGTGTTTAATTAATTCATGACCCTTTATATATGATTCAAAATCCTTGCTTTTATTGACGCTAAAACAATCTAATAAAAGGCATTCATCATAATGGGTTTTATGTTCTGCGTATCTATCTTTAATACCTCTTCTACTTTCTCCAACTTTTACAATATATTGACCGTTCTCAAGGGTTTTAATTTTAATTATATAAAATATGGTTCCAGATGTTGCGTATTTTTGTAATAATATTTTTTCTCGTTCTAATATTTTTTGCTTGGATAGTTTATCCTGTAATTCCTTTTCCGTTTTGTCTTCTAATTGAATGAATTGCTGTTTTAATTCATCACTTTCTTCTATTACTACTTCTTGTAAAATTTCTTCCAATTTAATAAAATATTCGTGGATCTCATCTGCTTTTTTTGTTCCTGCTTTTATACAAAATAATTTGAAGGTTCTTAGATTTAACATAAATGTCTCTTTATTATGACCTCCTTTGGTTTGATTACATTGCTTTACCTGTTGGTAAAGCAATAAATTATAATCTTTATTAATAATAAATTGTTTTTCAAGCAAATTTTTAGCACTTACTTTTTGACTAAAACCTAACCATTGCCATATATTATCCAAGTCTATTATAAAATCGGTCTTATTATAATTCAAATAACAGTAAAAACTAGATAAAAACATCTGTTGTTCATAGTTATTGAAGTTATTTTTGATTTTTTCTATTAATTTTGATTGATAATTACCGTTAAACTTGGTAATTGGGTTGCTTTCAATAAGATTTATGATGTCTATGCTCATTTTATAATATACATTAACGTTATGTCTTTAATATGCTTATTGCTTTAATAATTAAAAAGGAAGCTTTTAATTATTGATGTATTTTTGAAAACAAATTTCTCGTGACAGATTGAAAGAAAAATATGGTGACGAAGAATACAAAAAACAAAGAGCAAAAGAGAAAACCATCAAAGCTAATGCAATTTCACAAATAAATACTACAATATTGAAACAATCCTGTAATACATGATAATTATTGAAAATATTAATAATTATCGCGAACTTAAAAAAAGGAAATAATGGTAAAAACGACGACACTTAGACGTCTTCCAACATCATCCATTTACACATACATAAACATAATATGAAAATAATTACTGTAATTATTACAACAATAAAAATAACTAATATGATAGTAGACTCCATGATAACATAATGTTATTATTTGTTTATATGAATGCCAAACAATAGTTATATTTCGTAATCGTATTTAATCTTGATTTTCTCTCTAAGAATGTTTATTTGTTCTTCTAACTCGTATTCTTTTGGTAACACCATTCTTACATTTTGTCTTGTTCCATCTGGTGCTCTTCTGTCAAAAGTTAAATGTGGCTTTCCTCTATAATCTTTATTGCTTACACACATGGGTAAAACCTTTTCTACTACAATAGGATAAATATCATTTTCCAAATCGTCCACGATTTTGTTTGCTTGAGCTAGTTTCTCCAGAATGGATACTTTTTCTGACTTAGATGAGGAGGGTTCTTTGTCTAGTTTTGGATGACATACCCGAAAGAAATGTCTTATTTTATTATGTGGTCCGTATGTATCTTCAGCATAATATACATATTTATTAACCATATCCTCACTTATTCCGTTTGGCAATGGCTTTGCTGCCTTTTTTCTTGCCCGTTTTGTTCCTTCCTTAATACCTTTAGAATTTTGTTCTTGAACTTTTCTAGTAGCAATGCGTAGATTATGATAAGTATTATTTAATGGGTCTTGGTCAATATGATCTACACTAATAATTTTAGTTCCTTTACCATTTCCATAACAACCAGTAATAACTTGATGGATATATAAATTACCAGAATGACATGAAATATATCCATTGGACTGTTTATAAAATGTTATTTTTTTTCCATCGTAGTTTGTTGTTTCAAAATCTAATATTTTTTGATAAGAAGAAGTACACAATTTACAAATGGTATCTGGTTCACAATACATAAGTAAATACTCATTGTTATTTTCTTTTATCTTCCAAATAGGATTTTTCACAATATTTGCTTCTTTTCCACTGGTGTTAATATGTCCTTGAATATATTGAATCACTTCGTATTGTTGAGAAATAATATCATAATATTTATGTTTTATATCTATATTAACATGTCTTAAATCATTTATATTTCTATTTTTAAAAATATAGTTTATATTATCGGTTTGTTTTATGTTGTATATAAACTCTAATAATGTGAACCTTTTATAATTATAACAATATGATGGATATATATCATTAGTAGTAATAAAACTAAATTTTTTGTCAAATTTTACATATCTATTAAAATCATCAAAATCTAAAAAATATTGTTTGTTTGGTCCAAATTCAATAATACCACATTGGAGTTCAGTATTTATGTAAGTTATTTCCTTCATAGCGTTTAGTGTTAAATAATTGGTTACAGATTTTTCCGTTTCAATTTTATGGCTATTTTCATTCATATTATAATGTATATAAAATGAATGTATTTAAATTAATATTCTTCTAATATAATATATAGTGTATATAAACATATATAACCAACACGCTCAATTACTATATGCTAAACCTCCCATACCGCTCATAATTCTCAACACATTATAATTGGTGGCATAAACACGGACCTTGGCAGTCTTGGTACCCTCAACTGTGGCGTTGGAAAGAACGAGTTGAAGGGTGGCGTTATCAATGCGGGAGAAGTTGCAAGAACCAGAAGGTTGGTGCTCCTCGGGGCGAAGGGCGAAGGAGTAGACGTTGATACCAGTGTCGGGGTTGCGAGTGTGGTGTTGGAATGGTTGGACAAGGTCAAAGTATGTACCCTCACGCTCAGAGAAGCGGTCTTGGCCGTTAAGCTGTAACTTGGCAGTTACAACAGGGTTCTCACCCCAGCAGTGCATGTCAAGAGAAGTCTCGGCAAGAACGAAAGT